GTCGGACTGATAGACAGTCGAGATCTACTACAAGAAGCTAAGACTTTCCGAGCGTCGATTGCCGCAGGAGAAGTGAAAGCCACACCAGAGGAGTCTTCTAGCTCCTCTGTTAACGGAGATGATATCCCGTTTTAAGTGGCACGGCGGCGGTGATTGGGGGATTCACCGCCGCTTTTTTCTAGGAGGTACTAATGTCTAACGCAAAAAGATTATTGAAGACCTTTGAAGGATCTTCTCTTGCCCACGGTAGAACTACTGTGGGTAAAGTCGGACGGAATGGTAAGACTGAGGCCAAGTATACTGTGCTTCGGGAACCGTTGACTGACATTGTGATGCAACATCACATCGAAGGTAAGCAAGGTGTCAACTCAATCCCCATTAATAGTGATAATATGTGCAGATTTGGTGCACTTGATATTGATATCTATGACTTGGATCTTGCCGAACTAAACAAAAAGATTAGGAAGTTAAAGCTTCCCTTGTTTCAATGCCGTTCTAAATCCGGTGGAGCACACTTGTTTCTATTCCTAAAAGATTGGGAGCCTGCTGCTTTAGTGCGGGAGTACCTCCTTGAGATGTCAATCGTGTTGGGATTTGCTAGTGACTGTGAGATCTTTCCAAAGCAAGACAAGATCATGGCGGATCGGGGGGATGTTGGCAGTCATATCAACGTACCGTATTTCAATGCCGAACAAACGATGCGCTATTGCTTCGATAGTTCTGGCCAGGCGATGGAACTTGAAGAGTTTTTAAACGCTGTTGAGAAAGGCCGAGTGTCTATTGCAGAGTTAAATGAGATGGATCTTGGAGGTAAGAGAGAGAACTTTACGGACGGACCGTACTGTTTAGAAGTTATGACCAGTCTTGGTAAGGTTACAAAGTTCAGAAACATCTTCATGTTTTCGGTAGGTGTATACTGTAGGATGAAGTGGCCTGATGATTGGAAGAAGCACCACGAGGAATACAACAGGAAGTTTTGTTCCCCTGCCCTCCCTTCGAAAGAGGTAGCAGACATACAGAGTTCTCTTGATAAGAAAGAATACTTCTATACCTGTGAGACATGTCCTTTGAAAGATCACTGCGACAAGGATCTATGTAAGACCAGACCGTATGGGGTAGGCAATGAGACATTAGATCTTCCCTCAATGGGCGGCCTAACAATCATACAGTCTCAGCCTAGGCTCTACTTCATGGACGTTGAGGGCAAAAGAGTTGAGCTATCCACCGATCAGTTGGTTAACCAGAACCTCTGGGCCAAGGCGTGTGTGGAACAGATCAGTTACTTCCCTTCTTTGATGAAGCCTAACAAATGGAACTCCACGATTAATCAGATGCTGCAACAGGGCACATACTTAGAGGTGACAGAAGAGTTTACATATCACGGACAGTTTAAAGATCACCTTAGAAACTATTGCACGAGCCGAGTACGCGCTATCTCTCCTGACGAACTCCAGATGGGTAAGCCCTGGACCGAGGGCGGAGTTACTAAGTTCACAATCGATGGTCTTATGGAGTATTTAAATCGACAGGATTGGAAGCACTGGACCAAGGCTCAAGTACAAGAGGGGATCAAAGCGTTGAACACTGACAGTAACGGCGTGGGTCACCAGAACATTATGAGAGGAGGTAAACGAACTTCGATTAGAGTTTGGTTCGTTCCTTCATTCGAACAAGACGAACTAGAACTACCAACAAAGGAGAACGACAATGACGAAATCCCATTCTGATAAGCTTATCCCTGTCAGCGAAGTAGCTGATTGGTTAGGCGTGTCCCGATCTACTATATATAAGTGGGTTGAACTAGAGAAATTTCCTGCGCCCTTGATCTTAGGATCAGAGGAAGATGGGAAGAGAAGTGCCAGCCGCTGGGTGGAAGCCGAAGTATCTGAGTGGCTGAAAGCTAGGCCTCGAGGCATCCAACATGGACTCTAAGTCTACGTTGATCTTTGGTCCTCCTGGTTGCGGTAAAACTCACACTCTTATTGAGAAGGTCAAAGAAGCGATAGCCAAGGGTACGCCCCCAGATCGTATAGCTTTTGTATCGTTTACAAAGAAGGCGATCCGAGAGGCTACGGACAGAGCATGTGCTGCTTTTAATCTGACAGAGAAAGACCTACCTTACTTCAGAACACTACACTCTATGGCCTTCAGAGGTCTTGGGTTACAGTCTTCTGACATGCTTGCTAGAGCGGACTGGACAATCCTAGGGCAACAGCTTGGTATGATCTTTGACGGAACAAATGGTGTGTCCCCAGACGATGGGATGATTATGCCTTTGCCGATTGGTAAGGGGGATACTTATCTACAGTTGATGACGAGAGCTCGGTACAAGATGATACCCTATGAGAAAGAGTACAATCATCATGGGGATCGAGACATGTATTATCCTCTGTTAGAAAAAATCGACAGGATTGTTTCTGATTACAAACAGGAATCTATTAAGTATGACTTCGTAGATCTCATAGAGTTATACATACGAACTGTTACTCCACCGTCCTTAGATCTTTTGATCGTGGATGAGGCTCAAGATCTGACACCGTTACAATGGGAGATGGTAAAGAAACTAAGCCAGAATGCGGAGAAGGTTTTGTATGCGGGAGATGATGACCAGGCGATCCACCGATGGACAGGTGTTGATGTACGGTTATTCCTCGGATGCAGTGACCACAAAGAGATACTCACTCAGAGTTATAGACTACCAGTGTCGGTATATGGGTTGTCTCAACACGTTGTTCGCCGGATAAATCATAGACAAGAGAAAGACTTTGATCCCACATCAGAACTAGGATCTGTAAACTTTCACAGACAGATGGGGGAACTTGATTTCTCTACAGGATCTTGGACATTGATGGCTCGAACAAACGCAATGGTTCGGGAGTGGGGCGAGTCGTTACAGGCTGAAGGACTTTTGTATTCTATTAAAGGTAGGAGTAGTATCAGCCAAACTACGGGGGAAGTTATTACTTCTTGGAAAAAACTACAAAAAGGGGAACGATTACCTCTTGCCTCGGTAGTAAAACTCTACGAAAATGTGCCTAAGACGGGGGATTTTAAAGTGGTGAAGCGAGGTTCGAGTAACCTATTGCAGGCCGTGGATCCTGAAAGTCTCCTGTCTTACGAAGACCTCCAACTTAATTACGGAATGGAGGCACCCAAGGAGCGAGATGCGATGGACGTGGCTCGATTGGGTACGCACGATAAGCTTTACTTTGAGGCTATCGAACGAAGGGGGGAGAACTTTCTGGATACACCTAGGATAAAGCTGTCAACCTTTCATGCTATGAAGGGAGGAGAGGACGATAACTGTGTGGTATCTTTATCAAGCACTCGAGCATGTGCTGAGAATAGAAACCAGGACGACGAGCACCGTGCATTTTATGTTGGCATAACGAGGGCTAAGAAGAATTTGCACATAATAGAATCCAACAAAAAGTATAGGTATGTATTATGAGCAAAGCAGAACGCCTAGAAAATCTTTTAAGAAAGGCAAAAGATCCTGCGTGCTCTTTTGAAGAAGCGGCGGCGGCTAGAAACATGGCAGAAAAGTTGATGAAGGAACTAGGAGAGACACGAAAACCAAAAGAAAAGATTTTTATTCAAGGACTTTTTACCAAAGAGCCACCAGAAGGTTCTCCTCCTTGGGTGATGTTTTCTCTGACCATCAACAAAGTTGAGTTGATAGATTGGTTGCTACAAAAACACAAAGGTGACTGGGTTAATGCACAGGTGTGCCGTAGTAAATCCACAGGAAAATTTTATGCAGAAGAAAATCAATGGAGGAAACCATGAGAAGAGAACAGATACTCGCGAAGGCAGAAGAGTTAGTCAATGGTCCGAGAGCCAAGCATTATGGAGACGCATACTTAAACCATGAGCGTATCGCCAAGCTATGGTCGGTTGTACTTGGGGTTGAAGTTACTGTGTCCCAGGTTTATCTTTGCTTAAACCAATTAAAGGTATCGAGACTTATTGAAACGCCTACTCATGAGGATTCTTGGGTAGACATAGCAGGGTACGCCGCTTTGGCTGCAGAAAAATGGAACGAATAAGGAGCGAGAACAATGGATATACCAACAATTTATGCGACAAAAGAAACTATTAACGGCACCGACCTTTTCACATTTGATTGTACGAAGTGTGGGAAGAAGCACACTCATGGGTATGGAGAAGGACATCGTGTGGAGCATTGCGATCATGATGCCAAGGATAGATGGGAAGATGGTTATTTTTTAAAACAAAAATGGGACGCATAGACCCGATCATATCTTGGTGGAGTGCTGGAGTAACGAGTGCCGTTGCTACTAAACTTGCTATAGATAAGTATGGATTGGATGCCGTCCGACCTATGTACTTTCAAATAGATAGTGCTCACCCTGATAACGAGAGGTTCAAGAAAGAGTGTGAAGAATGGTACGGAAAAGAGATTGAGGTTTACAGTTCGCACAAACATAAAGATCAGTTCGAAGTTATTATCAAAGACAAGTATGTCAATGGGCCAGGTGGTGCTCGATGCACCTTGGTTCTAAAGAAAAGAGTGCGACAGAGAATAGAGAAAGAGATAGATTATTCTGGGCAGATCTTTGGGTTTGAATACAGTAAGAAAGAAATTAATCGAGCGATTAGATTTAAGGAACAATATCCTGATGCTAAACCCTTATTCCCTTTGATCGAGAACAAGGTAAATAAAAAAGAATGTTTGTTTTATTTGGAGAAGCAAGGCATCAAACGTCCAACGATGTACACTTTGGGATACAATAACAATAACTGTATCGGTTGTGTCAAAGGTGGGATGGGATATTGGAATAAGATAAGGACGGACTTCCCTGGGCATTTTAAAAAGATGGCAGATGCAGAGCGGCTAGTGGGCAACTCCTGCATACGAGGCATCTTCTTAGATGAACTTGACCCAGAGGCAGGAAGAAAACAAAAGATTGTAACCCCAGATTGTGGTAATTTTTGTGACATTGAGTTTACGGAGATAATGCACCCCAGAGTTGAGGCTATCTACGAAAACCCAGAACAATTATCATTCATGTTTGAGGATTAATAATGCAGAAGAATCTATTTGAAGTTAGCAAGAGCCATGACAATGATTTCTTAATCAAGAATGAAATGGATCTCATTGAGAAGGACTGGAACATACCTCCAGAGTATCCCGACCTAACTGTGTACAAACAAATATCTATAGACCTTGAGACATGTGACCCTAACCTCATGACTTTAGGTCCTGGTTGGTCAAGAAACGATGGTCACATCGCCGGGATTGCCGTGGCAGCAGGAGATTACTACGGTTACTTCCCCATTCAACACGAGAACGGTCACAACTTAGATCATAGGATGACGATGAAGTGGCTAAAGAAACAGATGGAAACTCCTCACATAGATAAGATTATGCATAATGCTACCTATGACGCAGGATGGCTCCGCTCAGTGGGCATTGAGGTACAGGGTAGGATTATCGATACAATGATCGCAGCCGCCCTCATCGACGAGAACAGGTTCTCCTACAGCCTAAATAACCTAGGACGTGACTACCTTGGTGAAACCAAGAGTGAGAGACTCCTTCGAGCCGCCGCCGCAGAGTG